GGTATTCATTTAATTATCACTAATAATAAATGTGAAATTGTTAAAACTGGCAAAACTTTGATAAAACTAAGTGCTGTTAAGGGGTATATTTCTAAGTTTGTGCCACTAGTGGATAATTATGGTACAAAGGAGTTTAGATTTATAGTAGACAAGTCTGAATGTACTATAAAAACTAAAACTTATTTTCAATCAGGTAAACCATCATACAAGCGCCTTAAAGTGCCGTGTTTTAAAGGTGAGTACCCAGTAGTCAAGCCTTTCGATGAGGCTCAATTAATTATTAATAGTAGTATTTTGAAATATGGTATGAATAAAGTTATGCATTGTATTAATCCAAGTGAAGTAAGAAAATCTATTACTGGTGTTAACGTGCTCATAAAGAAGGGGGGTATAGTATTTACAGGGACTAATGGTGTAAAACTGGCAGAATTTGAATTGGATATTAATGCTGATATTGAAAATACGTCACATATTTTTAGCTATAATTTTGCATCTGTTTTAAGAGCCGTACTTGATGATGACGCACAAGTATTTATGAACTTACAAGGTCGGAATGTATATATCAAATCTAATGATATGTATATAGTGGGTGGTTTGATTATAAATGAAAGTTATCCTAACTATAGAGCGATGTTTGATTTAGAAAGTGTAATCACTTTTTCTAGACTTGATTTTGTAGACACCGTGCACACTATTATGGATGTGCTGGATCCAGAAGATAATAGTAGATTGACTATTAAAGTTGGTGATGGTAAATTAGTTATGAATAATAATATTGTTGAATCAATTCAGGAATTTGATACCCCATTAGAAGATAACTTTGATATTGATATTAATGGGGAATTTCTTGATTCTATTTTAAAAGATTTTTCAAGCGAATTACTAGAACTGCACTTCACAAAAGACGGTAATTATATTGTGTTCAAAGAACCAAACAACGATAAACATTCAGCACTATTAACAGTGGTTAAAAAGCGATAACATGGATAGAGATCAACAAGATCTATTCGGAAATGGTAAGTCTGTAGAAGAAGTACAACTTGAGACAGCTATAAAAATAATTGAAAAAGTTGGTTATAGAGTTGTACGAAATGCCGAAGAATCGAAAAAAATAGCGATAGAATCTGGATATCAAGTTACTGAACCTATATTAGTTAATGATAAGGTTATCACTTTAAAAGATTTACGTAACTATTTTTTTATGCGTTTGTGGAGTAAGTATCCTGATAGGTATAAATATTACGTAGATAACATTAAAAATGAGTTTAGGTTACTAAGATTGTTTGTTGAATCTCGGGAAGAAAAAGGGTTGAATAAATTTAATGCAATTCAACAATGCGTGGCAATTATTGATACTATTTTTGATTATGAAGAAGAATTCAATTTTAAAACTCCCATTGACATAAGAGTAATAGGCCAAGCAAAGGCTGGGTGGATAACAGAAAAAGCTATACAAATAATAAACAATACTCTTTTAAAATCAAGAGAGAAAGAAGCAGACCGTAAAATTGAAGAGATGGAAGATAATAAAAAAATAAATTTAAAAGAAAAATCGCGTGAACTGAATGATTTATTAGCTAATATGGAGGCGAATAATGGTTAAAAAGAAAGAAGCTGGTGAGACTAAGCAGAAAAGTGCTTTGGAGTTAACTAAACAGGCCATCATTAAAAAGTATGGTGAAGGGGTTCTTAGTTATTTAGGAGATCATGAAGATTTGAAAATAGACGCGATATCTACTGGATGCCTATCACTTGATTCTGCATTGGGTATAGGTGGATTTGCAAGAGGTCGTTTATACGAAGTTTACGGCCCTAATAGCAGTGGTAAATCAACACTTGCTCTAAGTGTATGTATGCAGGCATTGATTAGGAAAATGGAAATAGTGTATATTGATGCAGAACATTCTTTAGACCCAAAACTTGTTAGAAATATGGGTAAAGAGGTGGGGGTTAATCCAGATAAAATATGTTTGATACAAGCATTTACTGGAGATGATAATTTAGAGTGTGCTGAAAAGTTGATGAAAACTGGTGAAGTTGATGTATGTGTTGTGGATAGTGTTTCAGCCCTGCTACCTAAAAATATGGCTGAAGGGGAGATTGGTGATAATTATATGGGATTACTAGCTCGCCTAATGAGTAAGGCGTGTTTAAAATTAACACCCGTGTCAAATAGAACCAACACATTACTTATATTTATAAATCAAATTAGACATAATATAGGAAAATGGGGAGATGATAGAACTCCTACAGGTGGGGAAGCCTTGTCCTTTTATGCTACTGGGCGTGTTAAAGTTGAGGGTGGAGAATCTAAAACTTCACGCATAGTTGACGACGAAGGGCTTGTGATAGGGCATGAAAGCGCTTTTCAGGTAGTTAAAAATAAACTTGCCGCTCCGTGGAGAACTGCAAAAATAGATCTTATTTATGGGGTTGGGTATAATTTTGTAAGTGAAGTAGCTAATCTAGGAGTTGATTTCGGACTTATAGAACAAACCGGCGCTTGGTTTAAATATGGCGAAGAAAAATTCCAGGGAAAAGCCACTTTAGTAAATGTGTTCAGAGAAAATGTTGCGATGTATAACGAACTTAGGGGTAAAGTGAAATCAGTTTTGGGGCTGGCAAGTGAGTAAACTTTCTGACAAGACATACTATTTCTTGAGAAAGATATTTCCGCATAATATTATAACGACAGAGTATTATGTAAACTACAATAACACCCGTTTGTTTTTTGATTTTTACATTAAGGATTTCGGTATGCTTGTAGAGATACAAGGCCGTCAGCACTACAAGTTTGTAAAGCATTTTCACAACGACAAGGAAACTTTTATTGAGTCCAAAAAAAGAGATAATTTGAAGAAAGAATACTGTGAGAAAGTAGGTTTTATATTGTTAGAAATTAGAAGTGAAAAAGAATTAGATGAAGATAAATTTATAGAACGAGCTATAAAGGAAATTACAGACTATGACAGAAATAATAATTCCAGGTAAAAAAAATCCACATGACCCAGATTTGGATAAAGATTGTCCTGATTTTGTACCATTAAATGATGGAACACTTCGTGGTGACCAAAAATATTGTAATCTGTCATTCACATGTAAGCAGATAGGCATGCTGGGCCAGTGGGCGGAGATAGAAGATAAAGATGGTAACGTTATTGAAAGAGATTATCTTTGTACAGGTAAAAAGCCTATATGGGAAGAAAGATCTGAAGATTCTAAAGCTAATTAGGAGGTATGTTGTGATGTTTTGCGGAATAAAAAAAGCACGTAAAATAATAAGAAAAGCACTTGAAAAAGACGAAGAGCTTAAATGGGCTTATGTTAGTAACGTAGCGATGTTGTTACATGACAAATACGGTATAACTGAGTATAAAACTAGAAATCAAGCCGCGGAAGATATATTAAAACTTTTATTTGATTAAGAGGGTATTATGAGCAATATAAATGATTATTTGAATACTAGGGCTGAAGAATTAATGGTCTACAAAATGCCTCGCAATGAAAGTCTTATGAACGAAATATTTGAGTTTGACCCAAGAAATTTAGAGGCTATCTCAGCTGCTGATATTAGTAAATACGCTATAGGCCTTGCACAATTTCTAATTTTTTTCGCGTCGCAAATAAATGCTACTAGAGTAAAGTTGTTACAAAAAAATAGAGTAATAGAGACTTATATTAGTCAATCAGATATTAAAGCAAGAACCAAAGCTGAGAAACGCAATAAAGTAATAGAGGCTAGCCCAGAATTGAAACAAATAGAGGTGGATATAGAGGCACTTGAGGCCGAGGTAAAAATGACAGAAAATTTGGAAAAGTATTATATTGAACTCATACAAAGTTTTAAGCGTGAGCTAACACGCCGTGAGCATGAAATGAAATTTACTCGCGATGAGAGGAGATTATAAGTGATAGAAAAAACCAAAGAAATTTTTTGTAAGCCGGTTTATGAACGAGCTCTGCTTTCTTATTGCTTTGAGTCTGTGGATAACTATTATATAATAGCTGCTGCTGTTTCTGATGTGGATTTTTTACGCCCAGAACATAGATTGATATGGATAATGATGGGGTCGTTAGTTAAAAGAGGTGCTTCTAAATTTGATGGTGCGCTGATAATAAATGAGGCTACTAGTAATGGGGTACTAAAAGACATAGGCGGGTATGATTATGTCAACGCTGTAATAGGTATGGACTTGTCTGATACTAACATTGAATATTATATAAATAAAGTGTTAGATGCCAGTACAAAATTTCAACTTTATATGAGGTTACAGTCTGGTATAACAACTATAAGTAAAGATGCTACTAATGACGATGTAAGTGCGGCTGATATGATTGGGGTAGTTAGTAAAGATGTAATGGATTTATCATTGAAATCTAAAGCAGTTAGAGAGGCTACTGACTTATCAGATGGGTTAGATGAATATCTAGAAGAACGGTGTACAAATCCTGTTGAATATTGCGGCATTAGCTCTGGATTTCACATTCTTGATAAGCGTATTGATGGGCTAGTGCCAGGGACTTTAACAGTTGTATGTGCTAGGCCAAAACATGGAAAAAGCACTTTTTTATGTAACATAGGTTATCACATAGCGTACAGACTTTTGAAACCCGTTCTTTATGTTGATACAGAAATGCCATTTGATCAATGGCGTACGAGAATGATATCCATGATGTCAGGAGTTCCTGAACGTAGAGTAAAACATGGTGGATATAGTGATCAAGAAAATTTTAATATTCAACAAGCGGCGAAGTTAATAAAAAAAGGCAAGTTTTTTCATGAATTTATGCCTGGTTATAGTATAGAAAAATTATCAGCAATTTATAATAAGTATAGACATGTTGAAGGAATTGAAGTGGCGATTTTTGATTACATAAAAGAGCCACCAGGTGGAGATAAGACTAGAAAAGAATATCAATTACTTGGTGATGTCACTACTGCCTTAAAAGATATGGCTGGTGAATTACAGATCCCTTTTGTTTGTGCGAACCAACTTAATAGACAAAAAGACATTGCGGATAGTGATAGAGTACTACGATATGCCGATATACTGATGTTTCTTAAGCCAAAAGAGATTGAAGAGATAGAACGTGGTGGGCCTCAAGCTGGTGGGCATAAATTAGTCATTACTGATAGTCGTCGCGGCGGAACAACTCCAGAAGAAGGAATAGGTTTGGAATTTATAAAAAGAAATTTACAGATGAATGAAGCACAGGTTCAGTTGATTGATTATGATAGTAAAGAATATAAAGAAAAAGAAGGTACTAAGTATGACGCAGACTCAGATGAGTCCGAAAAACAACGTGAACAATTCTAAAGAAGAGCAACGAGCTAATATAAATAGACTAAAAGAATCTATAGATGCTGAGCAGTTGTTGGGTCTTTTAGGGTTTGATATTTCTAGGACTACTTCTACTGAAGTCCGTGCAGTGTGTAAAATACATGGTGGGTCCAATAAAAGTTCGTTCAGAATGAATAAACAAACCAAAAACTGGGTTTGCTTTTCACAAGCTTGTCAAGAAACCATAGGTTATGATGTAATAAGTTTAGTAAGATATATGCTTAATCTATCATTTACAGATGCTGTTAAGTATTTAGAAAGCATAACAGGTATAAATATACACGATGAAGCGGCTTACGTGGAGTATAAACGCGCTAAAGACAGGCGTGAATTTATACAGCAGATGAAAGACAACAGACAAATACCCATGGCATTAGTAAATGAAGAGTATTTGAAAAGTTTTAAAAAATTTAGATCTAATTATTTTGAAAAAGTAAAAAATGGTGGGTTTTCTACAGAAGTATTGAATGAGTTTGAAATAGGCGGCGGTTATGTAGATAAGTATGGATTTCAACGAGATGTTATACCTATAAGAGATGAAAACGGCGAACTTAAAGCTTATAGTTGTAGGGATATAACAGGAAAAGCGGACGAGGCTTTTAAATATTTACTTACAAAAAATTTTGATAAGAATAAAGTTCTTTATAATTTAGATAGAGCTAAAAGTTATATGGGCAAATCTCGTTCTTTAATAGTTGTTGAAGGATTTAAATCTGTATGGAAATTATATATGGCTGGTTATAAGAACGTAGTGTCTTGCATTGGAAGTAGTATAACGCCAGGCCAGCAAAGTTTATTATATAGTTATGCATTTGAAGTAATATTATTTTTAGACGGCGACGCCGCAGGCATCAAAGGCACCGCTAAAGCCTTAAAGGATATGAAAGGTAAAATAAAAATTATACCGATATTTTTTCCTTATGAAACTAGAGATCCTGGTGATCTAAATATAGAAGAGTTTGAAGAGTTCGATAATATTATTAGGAGGGCATAATGGCTAAGAAAAAAGAACCTAAGATTACATTTAATGATGTAGTTGGCACGCCTACCGTAATGATGTTGCCAGCTAGGAATTATAAATTTAGGGTGAGTACGCAAGAATATAAGATAACAGTTCCAAGACAAGGTAAGTACGTTGATTTAGACAGTGAAGCGTATACGGAAGAGGATGGGGAATTTAATTTGATGCAGTATTCAAAAAAAGACGGCTCTCATGTAGTATATCTGCCATCACTTACAAAAGTTTTGTTTGCTACATCGCAGTATCCAGACATAAAAGATACTCAAGCTTTCACGCCCATAGCTTTGATTATTAAGAAAGACGTGGTGGAGATAGTAGGAAATCTTATTGAAATGATAGAGGAGTAGGAAGATGATTTGTCCTAAATGTAAAGAAGCTGAAATTATAGTAGTTCATACAGATGTAATAGAATGTAATGATTGTGGCTCAACAATAAACATAGGTTATTGTTTTTGTCCAGCGTGTCGTTATTCTTTTCGTTTAAATAATGGAGAGTTTCTAGATGAGATGGAGATGACCACTAATGCATTGGATGAAGTTGTTGAAAGCCTTGATGAATTATTAGCTGAATGTGATGATCCAGTTGAAATGGCGTGGTCAGGTCCGTATCTTAAATCTATGCTTGATTTTATACATCCTTGTGTTAAATGTGGTGCGTCAGTGACAGTGTATGATGATAAATTAAAAGAATATGAATGCTTATCGTGTGGTTTTAAGTGGGAGATATTAACTAATGACTAAAATATTATCACTTGATGTGTCATCCGTGTCTACTGGA